TTATTTTCATAAAAAGAATTTAAGGTTAAAATTAAGAATTCAGAAGTAAATAAGATTATGAAGGAGTATAAAAAAATTAAGAAAAAAGAAAAATCTAATTTTTCTCATATAAAAAAACTTGGTTTAGTTGATAAACACGGTAGACCATTAAAATAATATAAAAATGTAACACAAATTACATAATTGCTTGACTATATAGTGTGGGTATGCTAACATACCTTTACGTTCATCCAAATGATAGAGCTCGCACTACTCGCAACACTTCTGTCTGAACATAATAGTTTCCACTGGGAAATGTCATGTGCAGATTGGAACCGCAACAGAATTGAGATACTCAGTGATGGGGATCTAAACTCTGATGCACACGAGTACCTAATAGATTACCTTCGTACGAAAGTTGAAGGTGAATGTGATGCTTTTATCATCGGACGCAAGTAAGCCGACTCGGAACGGGTTCGTTCATCTCCTACGGGAGACGCAAAAGCCGACTGAAGGAACGGATGTCAAAATCCAACTACTTTAGGAGCAACCAAATGGCACAAGTCACATACCGTGGTGTCGTCTATGACACTGACAGGAACAAAGCAAAGCAGACTAACAAGGTCGATTTAACTTACCGTGGTGTAAGATTAGAAAAAGAACTTACAAGTGTTAAGTGATTGAAATATTAGAGATTTGTTTGGCATCTGCCATCTTTCTCACAATCATAACTGCTGAGGTTCAATTCCTGTATGGAAAATAAAACAGAGGGGGTTTACACCCCTCTTTTTTTATATTATAATTAGCTCAAAAAGTAATCAACATGAACAAAGGAAAACTAAAAGTTCTACTCATGGCTCTCAAAGAGGTAGTTGATGAATTAGAATCTGAAGTTTATTCAGATGTCGATGCTTATAAAAATGAGCAGGCTTTTTCTGCTGCCCCACTTGACTATGATGAAATGTACGATGATGGATCGGACTGAATTCAACTTTAGAATAGAAGTTTTATCCGTTCTTCTCAAAAATGTTGCCACAAATTCAAACAATGGTGCTCTCTATGAGTGTGCTGATGAATGGATAACTAGAGGTAATCTAAATACGGAAGGCCTTATCGACTTCTTTAAACTCTATTATGACTAGTAATAAATACTAGCGTATTATTAAAGAAAGTAACATTGAACGATAAGAAAGCCGCTAAAAAACTAATAAAGATTGCCAAATTAAGACCAGACCACTACACTCAAGCAGAGGTCACTTATGCAAGAATTATTAAAAAACGTATAAAGAAGAATGAAAGTCACTTTAGTTCAAGCGACTCCAAAGTCTGAGGAAAATATGGCGTATATCGCCAGAGTTTCTAACCCAAGTAATCAGGACAATAAAGATTATTCTGGATTGTTGAAGTATTGCATCAAACATCAACACTGGTCTGTATTTGAACAGGCGTTTATGACTCTAGAGATAGAGACAACTCGTGCCATTGCAGCACAGATACTAAGACATAGATCATTTACATTTCAAGAGTTCTCTCAGAGATATGCAAATAGTAATGCCTTAGGTAAGATTGAGATGCCAGCCTTAAGGAGACAAGACGAGAAGAATCGTCAAAACAGCATTGATGATCTGGATGAATTTACAGTTCAGAAACTACAAATGCAGATGAACACTCTTTTTACTTCTGCACAGTCATTATATAATCAGATGATTGAGTATGGAGTTGCAAAAGAATGTGCAAGAATGGTTCTACCTTTATGCACACCCACAAGACTTTACATGACAGGTTCATGTCGTTCTTGGGTTCATTATATTAATTTGAGATCTGCACACGGAACACAAAAGGAACATATGGACATTGCAGAAGCATGTCGAAAGGTATTTACCGAACAATTTCCTACTGTATCTGCAGCCCTCGAATGGGTCTAAATAAATTTACAAAACTTAAACACCTATGCCCACATATCCTGTTATACACTTGAAGACTGGTGAGAAAAAAGAATTATCCATGAGTATGGTCAAATATGATGAATGGAGAAAAGAAAATCCAGATTGGGACAAAGATTGGCAAGCTGGTTGTGCAATACCAACCGAAGTCGGAGATTGGAGAAACAAATTAGATGGTGGATGGAATGAGGTTCTAGATCGAGCTTCCAAACAACCAGGCTCCACTGTTCGTAAATTCAATAACTACTAAACATGCCAAGAAAAAAGAAAACGATTGAACCGATAGGCGTAGGGTATACTTCAAAACAAATGAAAAGAAAGAAACCAATCAATAATGATTTCTTGATTGACATTGAAGCATTGACAGATAACCAAGAGAAGTTATTTGAAAGCTACAAGAATGGTCAGAACATCTTTGCATACGGTGCTGCTGGTACTGGTAAAACCTTTATTAGTTTGTATCTGGCACTAAAAGACGTACTAGATGAAACTACACCTTATAAAAAAATATACATCTTTAGGTCTCTAGTATCAACAAGAGAGATTGGGTTCCTGCCAGGGGATCACGAGGACAAATCGGCACTATATCAGATACCATACAAGAACATGGTAAAATATATGTTTCAGATGCCTACCGATGCAGACTTTGAAATGTTATATGGTAATCTAAAACAACAGGATACTATCAAGTTCTGGAGTACATCATTCATTCGTGGAACAACGATTGACCAAGCGATTGTATTAGTGGATGAGTCACAAAACTTGAATTTTCATGAATTAGATAGTATAATGACAAGAGTAGGAGAGGATGCTAAAATTATTTTCTGTGGTGATGCAAGTCAAACAGACTTACAAAAAACTAACGAGAAGAATGGCATTCTTGACTTCATGAAGATTATCGAACAAATGCCTGAAGAGTTTGCAATGATTGAATTTAATGTAAATGATATCGTTCGTTCTGGCCTTGTGAGAGAATATCTTGTTCGTAAAATGGCTATGGGTATGTAATGTTTATTGTTGAAAATCATTTAGGTGATTTAGAATTAGAGAAAAAAGAGACCGACGGACTTCGCCTATATAAGTTACCTAACAATGATTGGGTTCCTTCTATCACCTCTGTGACAAGTTTCTATAATCGAGAGGTGTTTCGTAAATGGAGAGAAAGAGTCGGGAATGAAGAAGCAGATCGTGTCACAAAAGAGGCAACTCGCCGTGGTACAGACTTTCATGAGGCTGCACAAGCCTATCTTGAAAATAAAGAGTTAGTTTGGGATGATTACCAACCACTAACTCAGTTCATGTTTCACAGTGCGAAGTCTAGTCTTGATAAGATTGGAAAGATACACGCAATAGAACGCACACTTTATTCTGAATACCTTGGTCTGGCAGGAAGAGTCGATTGTATCGCCGAATACGAAGGCGAACTTGCTGTTATTGATTTTAAGACCTCGAAAAAAATTAAACCAGAAAAATGGATTGAACAATACTTTGTTCAAGAGGTTGCATATGCCTGCATGTATTATGAACTGACTGGAATTCCTATCCAAAAACTTATCACAATCATGGTCACACCGAATGGTGAGATTAAAGTTTATGATAAAAGAAACAAAGGTGATTACATTAAATTATTGGTTAAATATGTCAAAAACTTTATCGAAAACAGAATGGTGGTTAATGGGTGACATCAACAAAGCACTTAAAGAAAAGTTTCTCTGTTCAGCACAGTTTGCACAGGATATAGAGGCTATTGTCAAAGATGACAATTTAGGTTATATTGATGCTATCGTAGATTATTGTGAAAAAAATGCCATTGACGTTGAATCCGTTCCCAAACTCATTTCAAAACCACTCAAGGAGAAGTTGAAATGGGAAGCTACAGAACTCAACTATCTAAAACGTACCTCAAGAGCAAAACTGCCCTTATGACTGGTTTTGATTGCTACAGAACTTATCTAGCATTCAAGAATCATTTTACGAAGGATAACTTTGATTATTTTAAGTATGGTGGTAAGACAAACGCAACCACCTCATCATTTAATAAAAGAAAGGATAAATATTTTTTTGAAAAGATGTCTCGTCAAAAGAAAGACGAAGATATTGTAGATTACTTTACTGCTATATTCTCTCAGTGTGATGATCCCCAGAGAGTGTGGATTGGAGAGATCATAGAGACAGGCGAAGACAAATATAATGATTGGAAAAAGAAAATACAGAGTTTGAATTATCTTTTTAAACAAGAGATGATGCAGATTTGTAGTGACAGGGATTTTAACTCTTTGTTTGAATGTAAGAACGGTAAACATCCCATCATTATCAAAGAACATTTAAAGAAAAATATTACAACAGAAACATTAGTGATACTGGATGGTATGCTTGGATACAAAAAAGACTTTGATGCCAAGTTGGATGACTTTGTATGGAAAACCGTCAGTATGAAACTTGACAAATACAAACCTTTTTTGTTAAATAATATTAACCTTAAAAAGTACAAACAAACACTAAAGGAGATTGTTGTTAAATGAACGGTTTTTTTGATTCCGAAATGGTCAGAGAAAGTCTAGAGGACATTCGCCGTCTTCAAGA